TGGATTCTTATATGCCCTGGTAATTTTTGTGGGCCTGGACTATATTACCGGGGTGATGCTGGCATTCTTGGAAAAAAGGTTGTCCAGCGATATAGGGGCTCGGGGGATCTTTAAAAAAGTGATGATCTTTTGCCTGGTGGGCGTGGCCCATATTATTGACAGCAATATTATCGGGGATGGTAGTGTGATTCGCACGGCGGTTATCTTCTTTTATTTATCCAATGAAGGAATCAGTATCATCGAAAATGCATCGAAGATTGGCCTTCCCATACCAGAAAAACTGAAGAATATCTTGGCAGAGCTTGGTGAAGGTGGTGAGAGCAAAAAATGAATCTAAGAAAACTCATTCTAACTGAAAATGCCTGCTACAAGGCGGGTAAAACCATTGTGCCAAAAGGCATCATGGTTCATAGCACAGGTGCCAATAACCCCTATCTTAAACGGTATGTTGGGCCGGATGATGGACTTTTAGGCAAAAAACAGTATAACAATCACTGGAATCAGGACAGACCCGATGACAGACCCGATGGCAGGCAAGTTTGCCCCCATGCTTTTATTGGGAAACTGGCTGATGGCTCTATTGCTACTTACCAAACCCTTCCTTGGAATCATCGGGGCTGGCATGCTGGCGGAGATGCGAATAATTCTCATCTTGGTTTTGAAATCTGCGAGGATAATTTGACTGATGCTTCCTATTTTAATGCGGTCTACAAGGAAGCTGTAGAGCTTTGTGTTTATCTTTGCGGGCTTTATAACCTGACTGAAAAGAACATCATCGGCCATTATGAGGGTTGCAAACTTGGCATAGCAAGCAATCACAGGGATCCTGGGCATTGGTTGACCAAGCATAGTAAGAGTATGGATACCTTTAGGGCTGATGTAAAGAAAGCTCTTAATATGACTACAGCCTCTCCCCCGCTCCCCTCTCCTCGTCTATCCACGGAACCGAAGAAAATATTTCGCGTTCAAGTCGGTGCATATTCGGTCAAAGCGAACGCTGAAGCCATGCTTAATAGGGCTAAGGCAGCAGGCTTCAAGGATGCCTTCATTAAAACTGAATAAAAGCTATACGAAAACTATCATGCCCATCGAGCCGGAATCTCTGCTCGGTGGGCTATCTTTTATTTAGGGGGTTAAATTTTTCGGCTTTAAGTAGAAGGAAACACTGGTCTTATTTGCTAAGGACGGATTTCCTTCGGATTGGAGGAGCCGAAATGACAGATACACAAAGAACGCAAATTAACTGCAATATCAAAACAAACACAAATCAAGTAACCCCTTATTCCTGTGAAAGCATTGAATTATCTTCTGAAAAAAGGCGTGTATCTCAGAAGCAGTTGCAGCATGAGTATGATTACTTTCTGGCTCAGCAGCTGCTGGAATCCATGTTAAAAAACAACCTTATTACTGTAGATGAATTCAACAAAATAACCACATTAAATCGAAAATCTTTCTCTCCTGCATTGGCACAGATTATGCCTAGAAATCCTTGATATTACTTGGGTTTAGAGGTAATATGCCACACTAACAAGGAGGTGAGAGTTTGAAGAAGGTAACGAAAATCGCCCAAAATACAGTTGATTTAACCAAACGCCCCAAGCTACGTGTTGCTGCCTACTGCCGGGTCTCTACTGACAGCGATGATCAACTGGTCAGCCTTGAAACGCAGATGAAGCACTACGAATCCTACATCAAAGCTAATCCTAATTGGGAGTTTGCCGGGCTTTACTATGATGAAGGCATCACAGGTACTAAAAAGGAAAAACGCCCTGAACTACTTCGGATGATTGCCGACTGTGAAAATAAGAAAATCGACTTCATCGTCACAAAATCTATCAGCAGATTTGCTCGAAATACCACCGACTGTCTTGAACTAGTCAGAAACCTTATTGACCTTGGCATTTTCATTTATTTTGAGAAAGAAGACATCAACACTGGGTCAATGGAAAGCGAACTCATGCTGTCAATCCTGAGTGGACTGGCTGAAAGCGAGTCGGCCTCCATCTCAGAAAACAGCACGTGGTCGGTAAAGCGCAGATTCCAAAACGGAACCTTCAAAATTTCCTATCCGCCCTACGGCTACGATGCCGTGGATGGGAAGTTGGTTGTGAATCAATCTCAGGCAGAAACAGTCCGGTTCATCTTCGCCGAAATTCTATCCGGCAAAGGCACCCACAAAATTGCGGATGACCTAAACCGCCGAAAGGTCCCAACCAAAAAAGGCAGGCGCTGGACGGCAACAACCATTCGCGGGATGGTCGCTAACGAAAAATACACCGGCGACGCCATTTTCCAAAAGACCTATACCGATATGCACTTCAACCGCCACAATAACAACGGTGCGAAAGACCAATATCTGATGAGAAACCATCATGAAGCGATTATCAGCCATGAAGATTTTGAAGCTGCACAGGCAGTAATCGAACAGCGCGGCAAGGAAAAAGGCGTAGAAAAGTATCATAGTAAGTACCAGAACCGTTATCCCTTTTCGGGTAAAATTATCTGCGGTCTGTGCGGCAGCAAATTCAAGCGCCGAATCCATTCAACAGGCAGACAGTATATCGCTTGGTGCTGCTCCACTCACATCGCTGACATCGATAAATGCTCTATGAAATATATCCGGGAATCCGATTTTGAATATGCGTTTATCACCATGATGAACAAGCTCATCTTCGGACATGAAGCCGTCCTCAAGCCGCTGCTTGTGAGCCTGCGTAGTATGAATCCCGACGATAGCCTGATAAGCGTTCGAGAGCTTGACAAGAAACTTGAAGAGAACACGGAACAGCGAAAGGTGCTGGTAGGCCTGATGAGTAAAGGCTACCTTGAGCCTGCCGTTTACAATAAAGGCAATAATGAACTGTTACAAGAAGCAGAACGGTTGCAACGCCAAAAAGAGTCCCTAGTTAACTTCATAAACAGCGACAGCCAAAACCTAAGCGAAGTCAGTGAACTGCTGCACTATACGTCAAAAGCAAATATGCTGATCGGCTTTGACGGAGATATTTTCAAACGCTTTGTGGAGCGGATTATTGTGTATTCCCGAACAGAAATAGGATTCGAGTTAAAATGCGGCATTACCCTAAAAGAAAGGTTGGTGAGATAAATGAGCCATACTCCGTTGGGCTACCGAATTGAAAACGGGAAAGCCGTAATTGATAACAAAGCTGCCGAGCAGATAAAGACCCTTTATCAATCCTATCTATCGGGCAATTCTTTAGCGACAGCCGCAAAGAAAGCCGGGATCAAATCCTTTCATGCCAGTATCGGCAGGATGCTGCGAAACGCCCGTTATCTTGGTAATGAATATTACCCGGCAATTATTGACCAGGATACGTTTGCGGCAGCCCAAGAGGAGCGTATTAAGCGGGCTGAGAAACTTGGCCGCATCCGTGAACCGAAAGAAGAAACTGCAGTGGGCTTCCCCGCTACCTTCTACATAAAGGAAGTAACACAGCAATTTGACGATCCGTTCCAGCAGGCAGAGTATGCCTACAGTTTGATAGAAAGTGAGGTGTAGGAAAATGGAAGCAAAGATGAGTGTCACCTTACTTCCAGCAAGAAAGAACGCCGGTTTAGTTAAAAAAGATGAAGAAAAACCAAAACTCCGCGTGGCGGCTTACTGCCGAGTTTCCACGGACAGTGATGAACAGGCCACCAGCTATGATGCCCAGATTGAGCATTACACTGCCTACATTAACGGCCATCCAGACTGGGAACTAGCTGGGATTTATGCGGATGACGGCATCTCCGGCACCAACACCAAGAAGCGTGAGGAATTCAACCGCATGATTGATGAGTGCATGGCAGGTCACATTGACATGGTTATTACCAAGTCTATTAGCCGGTTTGCCCGAAACACGCTGGACTGCCTGAAATACATCCGTCAGCTAAAAGACAAGAACATCCCGGTCTATTTCGAGAAGGAAAACATTAACACAATGGATTCCAAGGGCGAGGTAATGATCACAATTATGGCCTCTCTTGCCCAACAGGAAAGCCAATCCTTAAGTCAGAACGTGAAGCTGGGCCTACAATACCGTTACCAGCAAGGCGAAATCCAAGTCAACTGTAACCGCTTCCTTGGTTATACCAAAGATGAGAATAAGCACCTGGTGATTGTTCCCGAGGAGGCTGAAATTGTTAAGCGCATCTACCGGGAATACCTCGAAGGGGCCAGTATGCTAAAGATTGCTCGTGGCCTAGAAGCCGACGGTATCCTAAACGGAGCAGGCAATGAAAGGTGGCATACCAGCAACATAAATCAGATTTTACGCAATGAAAAGTATATTGGGGATGCCCTTTTGCAAAAAACCTATACTGTTGATTTTCTCACAAAAAAGCGCGTCAAGAACACCGGCATTGTCCCTCAATACTATGTAGAGAACAGCCACAAGCCCATCATCCCGCGTGAAATTTTCATGCAGGTACAAGAGGAACTTATCAGACGACGCTGTGTTCATACCAGCAAAAATGGGAAAAAGCGCAGCTTCAGCAGCAATCACTGTTTTGCTCAAATGATTATCTGCAGCAACTGCGGCGAGGTATTCCGCAGAGTTCACTGGAACAACCGTGGGAAGAAATCCATTGTCTGGCGCTGCGTAAGCAGGCTGGAAAACACCGGCCTGTTCTGCGACGCTCGCACGGTACTGGAGAGCACCATTGAACAGGTACTAGTCACCGCCATCAATGATACCTTGAGCGGGAAGGATGCTTTCCTCTCCATATTAGAAAACAATATCGCCACAGTAATCAGCCAAAACAATAATCAGACTCTAGCCGATATCGATAAGAGATTAGGAGAACTACAGACTGAACTTCTCAAACTGGCCAGCACAAAATCTGATTATGAGGATGTAGCGGATGAGATCTACTCATTGAGAGAAGAAAAGCAAAAAGTTCAAGTGGACAGCGCTAGCAAAGATGAAATCAAGAAGCGGATCGCTGACATGAGCGCCTTCCTAAATAAGCAGCCCACCTCCATTACCGAATACGATGAAGCGCTGGTAAGGAGGTTGATTGAAAAGGTCACTATCCACGAGGGCAAATTCACTGTGGAATTTAAGTCTGGACTGACAGTTGATATAGAAGAATAGATGGAAAAGAAGCAAGGCACTCTACAAATTATAATGTAGGAGGTCTTGCTTTTTTTATGCTTGATAACGATCTGACCGCTTGATATTGCCATTCAATTTAATTCTTTAATCTCCACTACAAGCTTCATACTCTGAATTTTACACCATCAGTCTTCACATCCGTCCTGTCCGAAAGCGACAGGAAATGAGTTGGATGTAAGGTATGTATCGGGATTATCTTTTGAGAGTTTAACCCTTGAATCACTCTCTGAATATCAGAAATTGTTGCATGCCCACTAGTATGTAGAACCTCAAGGGAGAAGCCACTATTCTCCAGATATTTTTCAAACCTCTGCTGATAGTCGCTAGATCTGTATCCAGTCCATAATGAATACATGAAAACTCCATTCTTTAAATTACTCTTTTCTAGGTCCTTATGCATGGATGGTCGGCACAACATCACCACTCTGTCCTGAGTCTCTTTCAGCTGACGCCGTGATATGTGATAAGCTGAAAACTGTTTGGCGTAATCTTCTCCAATTTCATTGAAAATCTTCTGCGTGAGTCTGTAAGGGAAAAACACTTTGATATTGGGGTAGTCACTTGACGGGTATGGCAAATTATTCCCGAGCTTACGAAGCTCATATAGAACATTTGCCGTATACACATCTACTACCATTTTTCGCTTCAGCCGAAGTGCCGCCCGATAAAAACTCACTAATCGATCAATGTTCTGGCTTGA